GGAAATTCTACTATTGTTGGTTGCTCGTCTATGCGCAGCTTATTGGTATTCTTACGTTTCACCTGAATTGCGCTAATAGAGTCTGTCATTTTCTTTAGCTCTCCTGAGTTCTGCCTATGCCAGCCTCTTACAAGGTTACCAGGCTTGTATCCTGCTTCTCGTTCTAAATGGCGTTGCATATATCAAAGCATCTCTCTCTAGTTGACCTATCGTCATGTTGTCATGATCCGTGCTGGTAAAGAATAAGCCAGCCCGCAAAATAGCAAGCTGGCTTATTGATTAGGCATTAACTGTAGTAGTAGCTTGAAGGATATTATCAAGAGTACTACGACGAACGCGGTAGGATTGGCGTTTGCCTAGATGTGGTAAGGAAACAGCCTCCATAGCACCATTCTTAATCCAGCGACGGCAGGTTGTATCGTCGATTCTTAATTGTTGTGCTACTTCATGCACGGTCATTAAGACGTTATTTGACTGTTCTATCTCTCGTTCCAATGTTGCAAGTCCTGGGCCTATCGGTAATCTTGGTTCTGACATTTATATAATCTCCTTCTATTTAGCATGTGTTAGTTACACGGCATGCACCTATATTACACTGCATTGTCCTCTCTGTCAACATCCTGTTGTGCGAATATCATTGGGAGTTGGATGATTTTTACATTGGGTTCGCGATTGCGGCACCAGTCGGCATAGTCTGCAAGGGACCTAATGCGCTCGGGATCTTCATCCATCCTGCCAAGAGCTACATTACATGAGGAGCATAAGAGCGCTCTAGCATCACCTGTATTGTGATCATGGTCGACGGATAAACGTCTAATCTCATTTGTCTTTACATCCATGTGGTTTCTGGTATGCGTCTCTGGGCGATGGCATACAGCACAGACGCCGCCTTGTTCGGCTAACATCTGATCATAATCTTTGAGGGTAATACCATAATCGTTTCTCAAACGTCTGATGCGCACTTTATGAGGATCATAGGTTTGTTTGCGTCTCTGGGCTTTACATGTCCTGCACTGATAAAAAAGACCATCCCTCTCTTTGCTATCTACGGCAAAATTACTATGAGGTAGCCATTTCTTGCACTTTGCGCACTGTTTTATACGAGAGGGATTGTGCTGAGTGACAGAATCGTGTACACTGTTATCCATGATAGAAGCTAACTCCTTCTTGTCATCGCGCCTCCAGATGTTACTAGCATCGTGGAGGCAAACCGTTATTTATGAGCTAATTATAGCATAGATCGGCCTGTAAAGCAAGTTTATGGCGCTTTTGTAGTACCTTCCATTGTCATACTTTGCGATATTCTGTGCTAACTGCTTCGGTGCCATCTGCAAGCTCTTCTACTGCATAGTCGGCAAACAGCAGAGGTTCAATGCTCTGGAGAACATGAAACACTTTCATAGCTAATGCTCTAATTTCTATCTCTGAATGCTCTGAAGCTCTTGCTTCTATAAAGTGTCTCCATGCACGTATGTTGCCTGTAACGCCTATTGGAGACTCTGTTTCATTTTGAAGAACAGATCGTGCTGCTTGGTTAACTTTCTTCCTCAGATCAGTCCTCAGCTCAGCACTCATGATGGCATTTCCGCTTTTCTGCATCCCTATAAGCTTTTCTGAAATATGTTGGTATGACTGATATGATTGATCTATACGCTTCTCAAACATGTCGTGCAGTGTTTCGTCATTTTGATATTCTGGCCTTTCAACGAATCTTAGTGTCTTGCCAGAGACAAACCGTTGGCTAACTTGAGAATACGCGAAACCAGATCTATGCCTTATCATCTCATGCGTTAAGCTCCTAGACACACCATATAGCAGAAATGTATAGTTAGGATGTTCAATGATACTGCCGTGTTTTTGTGATTTGACATTCACAAAGTATTTATCGGCATCTTTGTTCCATGTACGCTGTGGGCCAAAGGACATATAGCAGAGTTGCCCCATGGCTTTGCTGAGTAGTGTTCCATCTGGCAGGTCTACAGGATCATCTAGATACTCTGAGAAGCCCAGATCTTCAAGAAAAGCCGACATGCCAGAGAGATCTACAGACGGCCTGGAGAGCAGCACGACGCTTGGCTCTTTGAGATAGCGCGTGCCTTGCGATGTGGCAAAAACTATTGGTTTGCTCATATATCCTCCTATTGATCTGTGAAATCACTTTGCTTGCCAAACAAATAGGCATCGCTAACATACTTCAAAACACAACGTCCTAGCTTTGGGTCTCTTCGCTCTTGAAACGGCTTAACAACAAGTCCTTCCCTGATATGAGCGTTATCATCCATTAAGAGTGTATTGCCTTCGCTATGTGCTTTGATAGCATCAAGATCGAAGGTGATTGCAGTAACAACAGGAACGGTATCAACACCGTGCTGAACACAAAGCCAGAGGAGGTCAGGCCAATTGAGGTATTTACCATCAATGAGTAGATCAAAGGCACGATAGCCCATTGTGCCCTTATGTCCATAATCCAGTGATTGGATCTTACTACCATAGATTTCTCCGAACAAAACAACTTGTCTGTGGCGAGTGGCCAGATCTTCTAACATAGATCGTACCGGAGAAAGCGAGAGAGGATACCAATAGAGATTAGCCTCAAATTTATCATCTACAGGCCTCTTTCTACGCACTCCTTTCGAACCTGCCATAAGCACGCCTTCGATAATGCCAACCCGCGAATTAGTACCATGGACTTTTTCGGTTAAAACAACCATTTCGCCTTCTTGAAAGATGTCAGGGAAATTACGCATATTTTCTATTTCAGTGTACGTTATGAATAGAGGATGTTCTGTTTCGGCATCACCAGCAGTAACACGTACTGGAGGTTCGTATTTCTTAACACCTAAAGATGCATAATGCTCAGCAACATCTTGTCCTACCTGCCATTCTTCGTTGTCAGGCCTCACCGCAAGACCGAATGATGGCTCCCCTCGTAACTTAGTGCATCTAATACGTCCCTTTGATAGATATTTAGTTACATTGAACCTATCACTAAGTTCTAGAGGCAATACAGTATCTATGGGAAAGTACACTACAGCGTCCCTTACTGTGTACTCATCTTTACGTACTACCATCTGCCACCCAAGGATCTGGGCCAACTCAAGTGAATCTGCATTGTTATGTGGCGTTAATTTCTCAATTGCTGCCACTGGAATAATGAGATTACTCATTCTACGACCTCTTTCTTGTTGAATACTGAGGCATCAAATTCTCCTGTTGTCCAGATGCCTCGCTCGTTCTTGACTAAGCCTTTCGTTTGCATTTCGCTTTCTGATAAGCATCTTCTGCTATGCTTTGTGTATTTTGTTATGCCGTTGCTAGATGTGATGCCCACGCCATAAGAACCTGTTCTATGCTTTTTGAATGCTCCTTCGCCTCTGAAGCGACAACCGCATTGGCAGCATTCAAGCCCTACTCTTCGAGTTGCCATTGTCCTCCTATGGAATTTCAGCAATGTCGCTATTTGGCATTACGTTGACCAGTAGCGCCTCGCAATGGTTGACTCGGTAGTTTATGTGTCCAAGACACTGTGATGCCATTCTCGGCCATGCCATCCGCCAGGAAACCACATTCTGACGTTGCGTCGGCAGTCTCACTCGACATTCTCATCAAATCCTCGCTCTCGCTCTTTGATAATCAGCTCGATATACCATATTGCTTTCTTCAAATCATCAACACCATTCTTGTGCTCTTCTCGCATTAAATACTTTAGTGCATTACCTTTGAGGAAGCCGTAGTTGTTGGCGAGAATAACAGTCAATGGTTCTATTGCAAGCTTTTTATAGTGTTCGCTGTTTGGCGGCACTTCCATTATACTTCCTCTCTAAATGGCTTTTCTGCCTGTGGTTTTAATTGCTTCCAAATAATGTCTGCATATGGTTTGCCGTCGAGCATACTGAATACAACGGCAGAATAAGCGTGCTTGCAGACAATAGCAGCTTGCTCTTTGCGTGTTGGTAGATCCTTGACTTGCATGAAAATCCTTGCCGCGTTGATTTCAATATTCTCAAACTGTGCTTGAAGAGTATCACGGGTAGTGTTTACCCAGTTATAGAACTCATCGGGCACTTTCTCCTGAAGATCATCAAAGCTTTGATTATCACGCAGCAACTCCCAAATCGTACGAGCCGTACATTGTGTGAGTATTCTGTGCAACCTAACATATTCAGAGAACTTGCATTTTAACCGTAGACCGCTTTCAAAGCGTATGACAAAGCCTTCTTTGTCAGGCTCTTCAAGTTTCTTCAACTCATTGATGTCTTTAATACCATCATAATGACGCACTATTGGAAAAATACCTCTACACAGCTTAACAAAGTCAGGATTGTGTATATCATACTCCTCACCTGTTTCTGTTTCGATCACAGCTAATAATACTAAATCTTCTGTACCGCCATAATTGACTACAATCCTGTTACCTGGGTAGATTATTTCGAACAAATAGGTGTAGCTAGGTTTGAACAATCCTGTTATTCCACCATATTTGGTGTACAGAATATCATTTGCTTTTGCTGCTTGCTCGCTGGTGAAACTACCACGCGTTGCTATGTAAGGCTTGTTGTCAATGAAATACAGTATGCCAAGGCTGCCATCCATTTTTTCAGTAATCTTAAATGGTTCCAATGGTATGGCTTCTTGATACTCCTCTAAGTTAAAAAACTTGGCAAAGCTTCTAGCTACCACAGTGCCATCTAGATTAGTTATCAAGCCTCTTGCCTGCATTGTAACATCATTCCAATTATGTTCATATTGCGTCTTTGGTGTGTAGTTCCAAATGAGTAGATCATGCATGGGATGAGAGCGACATGTCACAAATCCTCGTTCTTCCTGCTCCCTAAATGCGACAACATCGATTTTTGCCATTTCTTCTCCTATAATTCAGCTTATCCATTATTCACCTCTTTTCTGTCCCAGTCTTTGCCAGGTTTTGGAACCATGTCAAAGGGCGTCCACGAGTCTTGTCCGTATTTACCGCTATAGTACTTCGATGTTTGTCCGACGTGATGAAACACCATCTGGCAAACGCGATAGCCCACAGGAACCCATATGCACGCTTGGGTGTGGTTGCTGATCTCCATGGTCCAGTGCCCGATATAACCAACATCACCGACGCCTGAGCAACGGCAAACAGATAGACCGGAGCGAGCGATACTGCTCCGACATCTCATTTCAGCTAGGAAACCATTGTGACCACCAACTATCTCCTGAGTGTGAGCAAGAATGGTTGTGCCTGGCAGAATGAAGATCAATCCATCATCCTTTTTCGAAGCATCAATTGGATCTCCCCAGTACTCCTTCATATGTTCTGGATCATCTATACGCATGGACTTCACTGAATAGTCACCTCTGAAATACCATTCACCCAATCTACAATCATAGCTGTTAGTGCCTAATTGTCGCTCATCGAACGGCTCAATGACAATATTGCCGTTGTACATCTCTTCAATGATGCGCTTGTCTGACAACATACTACTAGTCCTTTCTCAATAATTCAATGATGCATATAACGCTAAGCATAATGACAGGAGCACCGATAACGCACTCAAGAAGTGTTATATGCATATCGTACCTACAACGTAGTTGCTCATATTTCAGAGCAACCACATGATTTATCAAAAATTAAACGCTACAGGCTTGGCTTGCTTTATATCCTCATTGCGTTGTCTTTGTATCTCAAACTCGACAACGCACTTACAGACGTAATTCGAGATGCGTGGATGCTTCACAAATTTCTCGACGCTCTCCCCGCATCTTCGACAACGTCCATGAGCCTCACAGTACACGCTGTCCTCTCGACCGGATGGTGAAACAAGAGTTGCAGGCACCATCATACCAGCATCAAGGCAAATTGAACAATGGGCAGTGCTGCGCCTAGCATGCAAATCTGGAGGTTTGATTTCTTCAATACACGAATTTAGCTCTACGATAGGCAAGGCTGTTTCTCGTGGCTGTGGTTGCCAATGTGTGACATCCACAGCGACTTGCTCAGTGAGAAGACGGACTATCTCGCTTCGATGGCATTTCGAAAATTCAGTACATTGGCAAAGTAATATCAGATCATGGCCTTCGTCGAGATACTTGACGAGACCCTTGATGCCTACTGCTGGATTAGCGATCTCAATACGTCCGGTCCCTAAAGCAATGTTTCCCAAGAATTTTCCAGCCCAACGGTACCTATCACCATATTTAGCTTGTAGTGCATCTTTACACCACTCTGCATTCCAGGATTTAGGGCTGATCCTCGTGTCGATCAAGAGCATCTGTGGATTGCCCATCAGCCCGTCAATGTACTCTTGAGAACCGAGCGTCGAGTAGCCAACGGGATACACTCGGTTGCTTGTTGCTATCATTGTGCTCATGATGCTCTCTCTTTCGCTAGCCTTGCCTCACATCGCTCAATCTTGCCCTGCAATGTCATCCTCTGTTTCGCCGTTAGCTCTGGCAATCTCGTTTCCCATTGCTCCCTGCCATAGCGAATACGACAGGATGAATCGATGACAACACACATGTAATTCATACTCGCAGCCCAACGTAAGATCTGTTCATTAGTCATCATGATGCTTTCTCCTCAGTACTATCTAAATGTTCAGCATATATTAATGCCGCCCATATAAGCTCTTCATCACCTTTGTTACTACCAGTGGCGACACTAGCAGCGATCTGCTGCCACCAGTCCATTTCTCCAGGTCCGATAAAGCATATCCGCTGTTCCATCTCAACTCTAAGCTGAGGGTATCCATGTTTGTATCCCCAACTCATAAGCTGACCATGATGCTCATGCTCTTCGCACCAGGGAAAGCCATGGGCATCTTTCATGCGAGTTGGTCTGACACATGAAGTACACGTATCAAGCCCAAATTGTCTGTCAATCTTTTGAAGTATCTGTCTTAATTCACTATTCATTCTCTTGCCCCTCACCATATTCATTTCTGAACTTTGTAATACGTGGGCTGAATATAAGTTGTACTTCATCCACGCGGCTGTTGCGGCTCTTCGCGATTTTCAAGGTTACTTCGTGAACTTGACATTGACGACGTTTCTCCATCTCTTCTTCATTTGCATAGATAAACATTACAGTGTCGCTATCACGCGCGATGCCGCCAGACTCATTGATATCTGATAATTGAGGCTCTTTCACTTGACGCTTATCAACTTCCCTGTTGAGTTGGGCCAGAATGAGGATAGGTATATTCAGCTCACGGGCCATGCGTTTCATCTCACGACTGAGCTTGGCTATCTCCTCTGCCCGTGTCTCATGTTTGGCTCGGCCATCTGCTGTGGTCTGAACCATCTGGAGATAGTCAATCACGATGAGGTCAAGACCTTTGCGTGCATGCATTTGTCTGGCCTTACTCTTGATGCTAGAGAGCAGGAAGGTCTGATCATCGATGTTGAGATCACACTCACGCAGCGCCCGTGCTCGCTCTTTCAACTTGTAAAGACTCTCACGGTCAAGTTCAGCATCTCGCAAGGAGGTTTGATCAAGTGGAACCTCCATAGCCAGCACTCGCTGTATCAGCTCATTCCTACTCATCTCCAAACTGAAGAACAGTACACGTTTTGCGCGTTGCATTATGTTTACTGCTACATTTAAAGCAAATGCAGTTTTGCCAAAGCCAGTTAGAGCAGCAAGGGTATTAAGTGTTCCTGGCTGTAGACCACCTATGACCTTATCTAATTCTGTAAATCCTGTAGGGAGCCCATTTGCTATACCTTGCTTCCTCTCTTCAATCCTCTTGTCTAGATCCGCCATATAGTTGTCTAGCGCTTCAGCAAAGGTCGGTATCCGATCAGAGTTGGCCCCAACGGCTATCTCATAGATCAGTTTCTCAGCTCTCTCAACTGCATCATCATCTCTGGCATAAGCACTTGCAGCGATCTCAGCAGCAGCTTGGGCCAGACGACGATGTGTAGCGTCCCTGATCACGATTGCTGCATAATCCCCCACATATCCCATCTCATTACAGCTATAGCCAGCCCATTTAACTAATTCAGCATGGCTAATATCTATCTTTTCACTAATGTCTTGTCGCTCTATCTCATCCCACACGTTGTCTATATCGCAGCTTCGCCCTTGCTGATAGAGGCGCACTATGATTCCATAGATAACCGCATGCTTTTCTCGGTAGAAGTGCTCAGGCCTTAACGTGTCCACCACGTGTCTAACGTCTCTTGGGCTGAAGAGTAAACATGAGAGGATGTTCTCTTCTGTTTCGACGTTTGCTAACAACTTCTCTTTTATCATCTGCTATATCCTTTCTTAATACTAAAGTGGCTGTGATCTGTAATGCGCCTCTCTTTGTTCAAATGTCATCTCCAATAGCTTTTGTTTCTTTGGTATTTGTAACTCAATTTTGTATTCAGCACTCTTCCAGTTCGGATATTCCTTAACGACATTCCCAAGTGTCCAGGCCTTGCCTTCGTAATAGCCGTTATTGTCGTTCTTCTTCGCAAAATTGCGAACTTTGAACATGATGTCCACTGTGATTTCGATCGTCGAAAGCTTTTCGCAATGCTTAGCCGCTGTGGGCGTCAATGTAGGCTCAAGATCCTTATTCCATGGCATTTGAAGCCACACTTCCCAAACGGCACGCGCCTTGTCTGAAAGGGTTGGTTCCGTGTTCTTGGGAGGAGGGGTCTTCTCTTTGTGCGCTGGCTTGGTAGCTGCTACTTTGTTTGTGGATAACTTGTCCACATGGTGGGTAACTTCGCAAGACAAAGAAGAAAGAGTTGGTGTGGTCGCGACGATAGGAGCAAGTGGCGAGATCGCTGTTTCGTCGGCTACACTCTCTTCTTCTTCAGAAATGTCTTCTTTTTTCTTACTACTTATTATTGGTGTTGATTTCAAAGGCTTGGCTGTTGATTTCAAAGGCTTGGCTGTTGATTTCAAAGGCTTGGCTGTTGATTTCAACAGCCAAAAGCTCTCTCCTGCTTGGCTGTTGATTTCAACACCCGATAACTCTTGCTCAGCTTGGTCTTTTAATGCTTTCTGCACTGCATCTATTCTAAGGACATAAAAGGGAATACTGTTATTTGTTTGTTGGTACTGTCTGATGAAGCCAATCCGGATGAGATAGGCAATAGAATTGCGAACAGTACTTTCTCCATAGGTTGCATAGAGTAGAGAGACAATAGCACTATAGGATAACCTGATAGGGAACTCTCTTGGCTCGGGAGGTTGTGTTAAGCCTTGTTCTGATAGCCTATTGGTATCTAGATACCATTGTAGCTTTTCATGGTTAGTAAGCGTTTCAAGTATACGCAGTATCTTTGCGCAACATTCTTGGTTGGGCTCATCCTTTATAACTTTGCCATTGCCGTTTAATCTGCAATTAAACTGGGCTTTGTCATAAGCGCAAAGCTGAAAGAAATCCCATCTGACTTGGATATGCCTGTTATCGTAGTGATGCAGGCTATCTCTTGCAATTGCCGAATCACTCATGGATACACCTTCTTCTGTCTAATACCCATGTCTTGTATAACTATTGACTTTTTGGTTTCGTTGGTTATACTAAAAGTGGGTATGAAAAACCTCGGACCATCTCTCATAAGTTTTGCCGACCGTCTGTGAGATGCTCTGAACACTAAAAATTTAGCCGTCAACTGCCACCAAAAAACGGTGGCCTTTTTTATTTGTTGTCTCTCTTGGTATCGTTCCTGGTTATGTAGCTGTCTACTTCTTCTAGTCTTACTCGATAGCGGCCTCCAACTCTGATAGCTCCTAATGTCCCGTTGCGTATATAACGCTTGACTGTAGCATTTGTACATCTGAGCAATTTGGCTACTTCGTCGAGTGTAAGTAGTGTTTCTGCCATGGCAATCATGTGGTTTCCTCCTTCTCTCAATGTCTGAGTACAGTATAGCATACATTCGTGTAGTATCAAGAGCTTTTCGTGTTCTGTCTGTATAATTCGTATACTCGTTATTCTCAGTACTGTGATATTGTGTGCATGTAGCGCTCATATTGTTGCTCCTGAGTTGTCAATGACTTCTTTAATCTCTACTATTACTTTTCGCTGTTTGTCGCCTTCTTTGATGGTGGAGACTCCATTGATCATGATGTCTGCCAAAGATACATCCTTGGTTTTGCGATCTTCGCTGGTCTCGTAGGTATACCAAGGCAAGACTATTGGTAGCGATTCTCCCTCTGCTACCTCGGGAATATCAGGGGAAGACACAATAATCTCAATAATGGGTTTGTCTAGGTTGTAGGGCATATAGCGTCTCACCTGCTCCACAATATATCTCTCTGGAAGCAATAAGACTTCTTTGAGTTTGCCAAGGTCAATCAATGCAGGATCGGCAGTTAGGTCAATGTAATCTTTGACCAGGACAGGCTCAATGCGAATAATGCCTTGTGAGTGTGTGCATGTAGTGCTCATATTATTGCTCCTCATCGTCGTTGTGTGTTATTGAAATATCATCGTCAACATAGGTATGTATTGTTACTGCTGCATCTTTTGTTTTATCCTGCCATTTGACGCGGAAACTTTGACCGCAATGGCAATCGATGATGTGGGGCAGATCACCCGTGTAATAGGGACGATAGAGGCGCGACACCATGTTGTTACACTTTGGGCAAATAAAGCGTACCTCATGAATATGCATTGTCCAGGACTCGACGAGATCGCCGTGAGAGGCAGTGCGTGTAGTGCTC